TTAGCTATTGCCAAACAGAATGCGTGTAGCGTGTCGCTCGCTCCTGACATTTTGACGCTGGTTTTTAGACAAAATCAAAATTTTAAAGCGGACGTTTAGGAGCCGTTTGAGGGGCATTTAAGCCCCTCTTATTATTTTAAGGTAGCGCGTGACGCTCATCCCGAAATAATCACCTCATTAACGGGCTTCGCCTTTCCGCCTCCCGCCGTATAGCTAAGCGATACGGTGTCGATCTGGAACTCCGAAAAGATCGAGCGGATTTCAGGCACATCGTTGATTGACAGTATGAACCGGCCTGCCAGTCGCCCAAGGCGCTCTGCCATGACTTCGTATTGATCCCGGCTGAATAGCTCCTTGCCGTAATAGTCCTCAGTGCCCCAATAAGGCGGGTCTATGTAAAAGAGCGTTTCTGGCCGGTCGTACCGATCCACGAAGGCCAGCCAGTCAAGGTTCTCGATCACAACGCCCGCAAGCCGTTCGTGCACGTCCTGCAACAAGGGTGCGAGCGTCGTCAGATTGAAACGGGAGCCACGTTCCCGATCCACACCGAACGAACGGCCTGCAACCTTGCCGCCGAAGGTGAGCCGCTGCAGATAAAGGAAACGGGCAGCGCGCTCCAGATCGGTAAGCGTCGTCGGGTCGCTTGCCTTCAGCCTTTCGAACTCGCGGCGGCTTGTGATCTGGAAACGCAAGGTGTCCATAAACTGCGGATAATGCCGCTGAAGAATACGAAAGAGGTTCGCCACATCGCCCGATCGATCATTGATGAACTCGGCACGAGGCACCAAGGTTCGCCGGAAGAAAACACCACCCATCCCGACAAAAGGCTCGGCATAGAGCTTGTGCGGTACGGCATTGATCTGCTCGCAGATACGGCGGGCGAGTTGCTTCTTTCCGCCGATGTAGGCTGCTGGTGGCGAAACTGGATCGACGGTGGTGAAGGTTTCGTGGAAGTTCATGTGTACGGATATCCGAGAATCAGTCACAAGCCGCTTGCCCGAAAGGGCACGGATGCGACGGTTATCTCTAGCTGCTGTCGGGCGGGTTTCTATCTTGGCGGATTGGCCCGCCGCCACGAATTGACGTGGCCGTCCCTACTTCGGTACCTTCCGAAAAGTCACTTCACTCTTGGGGAAGAGCGGTGGGATATGGATATTTCCAGCTTGATTGAGATCGTTAAAGATGGTGGGGGAGCCGCTGATACTGTTTTCAAGGCGCTGAAAACAGCCAAGGAAGTATTCAAGAAGCCGCAACCGCTCACCAAGGCTGACATTGTTCCGGTCGAGAACGGACTTCTGGAAGCGATGGATCAAATTCTGCAACTCAAGCAGATGCAACTGGAACTTATCGATGCTCTCATAGCGCTCAAGCAACAGCAGCTGTCTCTGGACGAAGAACGCATTCGCATCAAGCAGTTTGAAGCGGACGCTAAAAACTACGTTCTGAAAGAAGTTTCTCCGCACTCTCGTGCCTATGTTCCGACTGCAGCTGTGGCAAGCGGAGAAAGCCCCCAATATCTTTGTGTTTCCTGCTTTGAACAGAAACAACGCTCGTTGCTCCAGTTTAAGGAACGCGATTTTCATTTTGATACGCTTCAATGTCCACAATGTTCGGGCACGATACGCGTCCCAAATGATGTCCGCATGGAAGTTCGAACAGTACGCGTCCCCAACAAATTTGACGGTTTCATCTAACCTTTCCGTCATTATTCTTTCCCCTTTTCAGGCGCTTCAAGCTCGATGCTGGTGGTGTAGGTGTCTTCAAAACGATGCTCGACGCTGGCGGCACGCCATTCGCCATCGAATTCCTTGCGGAAGCCCAGGGCATTGATCGGCGCGTCTGCCATGACTTCCGGCGTACCGGCCATAGTCAGCGAACCTTGGCCGGTCGCCCGCGCCAGCCGCGCGCCTTCGGCTTCCGCCGCTTTCTTCGCTTCCGCCTGGGAGGCATAAACCGTGCGCAAGCGGCGCGTCGGCCCCTCCAGGCCGGTGGCGTGTTCTTCATAAATTGTCTTGTTGCGGCGACGGTCGTACCAGCCAGCAGCCGCCTTCCCGTATTTCGGGCGCGGCTCGACCGAGAACTCGCCTTCGGAACAATCGCCCTTGGTGATGGTGATCGGCGGCAGGCTGCCACGCTTCAGGAACAGAAAGGTATTGTCCTTAATCGAGAACAGCGCGCCGGTGCGGTCAGCAAGGCGGGTCAGAAAATCGGCTGCTGATTGGTTGGTGCGGGCAATATAGTCCAGCTTGGTGTTCGCAAGCTCTGGACTGACCTTCGCCTTATAGCCATGGCGCTTGGCAAGCTGCTCAACGATCTGCCCGATCGTCGCGCCGTCGAAATGCTCCGAAAGCGGTTCCTTCACATCAGCGCGCAGCTCGGCGGACTTGCACGAGAAGGTCAGGCGCTCGCCATCGCTTCCAAAATTGTAGCTGGCGCGTTCAAAGACAAAGGTGCCCATCTTCCATGTGCCGACGCCCTTGAAACCAAAACGGATTTCAATCTTCGCACCCTTCTGCGGGATCTCGATCTCATTGCCGGTATCGTCAAACACCAGTTCCAGCGTGTCGGCGCTCTGCCCCGGTTCATCCCGAATGGTTGCGGAGATAAGGCGCTGATAAAAGGCATCGTGGACAGTTTTGCCCTCGATACTGACTTCGATAAACGGATGCGATCTATCCATCAGCCCCAAAGCCTCACAGTCTTGATCTCGGTGGAAATGGTCATTTCCGGCATGGTGATGACGGTGCCGCGTGGCAGAACGAGACCAAGCCGCGCCAGTCCCGGATTGGCCGCATAGGTGGCTTCCAGATAGCCCTTGAGCTTGGCGACCTGGACACGGTCGCCAATCCACCGCATGAGATAATCATAGCAGGCAAGATCAAGCGTCACATCTTCCAGATCGACCGTGACAGTTCCGGCAGGGATCAGGCGCACAGTCATCCGAACAGCCCCACCGGCTTGCCGTCGCCCGAAAACGGCGCAACCTCGATCGAGAACTCGATCTTGCGGCCAAAGCCCTGCCGGTTGATCAGAGATTGCGTGTCCTGGACGTTGAGGATGACGACGCGGCCAAACAAAGTCGCGGCCATGGAAAGGCCGGTCGCCCAGCCGAGCATCAAAACAGGCTGCGCTGCGGCCTGCGTGGCGCGGATCGCCTCATATTCGGCACGGCCTCCCATTTCGTCAGGATAAAGCAGGCCGGTAATGGTGAGCCGGTCATCGCCATAGCCGGTAAACTGGCGACCAGGACGTCCGCCGAAACGGCTGATCGACGGCCACAGCGCCTCGGTGCTGCGCTCGATCTGCTGGAAATTCAACGGCGCGATCTCGAAAATATGAGGTCCAAGCGCGAGCAATGGCGTGCCCATCTATTCGGTTCCTCCATGCAAAGCCCCGGATTTTCCGCTCATCAGTTGCGCGCCGCGTCGGCCAAACTCGGCCCCTGCGGCCTTCACGGCAGCCTGTGGATCGGAAACACCGGTAATGTGGATCGGACCTACATTCAGATTTGGCGTCTGGCCGTTGACCACCGTAATCGTCTGATCGACCTTGGCGTCACCGAGTGGATTGCTAACGTTTGCAAGTGGAGCTTCACCGCTGTTAATTCCAGGCGGCGCAAGCGCGCCCGCACTGGAATTCACGGCATCCTTGACCACATTGACGCCCTTACCGACAATTCCCATGAGATAGGTCAACCACTCCGGCGGCGTCGGCCAATTGATCTTGAGATCAAAATTCAACAGCCCCTTAAGCCAAGCGATCTGTTCGTTGAACCAGGTCTCAATCTCCTTCCAGAGCGATTGCAAGCCGTCCCGCAGCGAACCCATCCAGCTCACGCCAAAGTCATAGAACTGCTTGGCCTTGGCCTTTCCCCAAGCCGAAAGAGCCTCGGCGGGAACGACGCCTTGCTCCAGCCCCATCATGGCATTGGCACGATCCTTCATGCCCTGCCACATCTGGCCGAACCAGCTTTTCTCCACGTCCTTTTCGATCTTTTTCCAGCGCTCATGGTTTTTGCGCACCTGTTCCATGCGCTCTTCCGGTGTGCGGCCAAGATCATCAAGAATTTCAAAACCAAGGGTCCATATCCACGAAGCGGCCATCATACGGCGAACAGCCGTCGCCATCGTTCGGGCGCGACCCTGCGTAGCGATAATCTGACGGCTGGCTTGAGCCGCCCCTGATGCAATGCCTCGCAATCCGGCTGCAACCACGCGCGAGGTGGACGCCAGCAATCCAAACGCACGACGCGCAGCAACCGCTCCCAGCCGTATCAAAAGCCAACCCTTGGCAACGTTACGGCCTGCGCTGTTGAATTTCAGGAAGAAGCCGAGCAGCGGCAAAATGCCTGCACGCATGCCGGCGAAGACGACGCCTAACACCTTGCCCGCGATCGAAAGCCCCATGAGCGCGGCGATTGCAGTCACAAGGTACTTGGTGAGTTCTGGATTGACCGTGGCCCATTCCGCAAATCGGTCGATGATCGCACCGACCTGTGTCGCCAGTTCAAGCAGGGTCGGCAATAGCTGATCACCGATGACGATAGCGCCACGGTTCAGCTTATTGACCAGAAGCTCCCACTTTTTGACTGCGCCTTCTGCCTGTTTGGCGGCCTCCTCGGTGGCCGAACCGGCATAATCGCTCTGGTTGGCTACCAGTTGCAGGGCCTTTGCCAGAAGCTGCGGATTGTCGATAAGCTTGGCAAAATCCTTGTAATAATCCTGGCCGACGATGTCTTTGAGCGCGGCCTTACCCTCATCGCCCTTCGATGCCAGCAATTCAAAGAATTTCAGGAGCGCGGTTGGGCCTTCGTTTTGAATATCCTTCAGGAGTTTCTCTCGCGAAACACCGATTTCTTCGAATGCTGCATCAATCTTCTTGCCACCGGCCAAAACGCGGGTTGAGAAGGCAACCATGCCACGAGCCGCCGTTTCGGGAACGGAACCGGCTGCAACCATTGCCGTACCGATCGCCGCCATCTGAACGGCAGACAATTTCAATGTACCGGCTGCGGCATTGGCCCGGTTGGTGAAATTCGTGATCTGTTCGGCCTTTGCGGCCATATTATTCGACAGATGGTTCGTCGCATCGCCCAGGTCTTCTATGCCTTCCTGGTTAAGCTTATAGACGTTGCGAAGCTTGGCGAAGCGCTCGCCGATTTCTTTCCCCGCCATATCGAACGCGACAGAAGCCTTGGCGACATAGGTCGAGAATGCCTCCAGTTCCTCTTGCGGAACATCGCCTTGTGCGGCTTCCGACATAAGTTCAAGCAGGTCTTTTGCGGCGATAGGAATAAGCGCGCTCGTGTCGAGAGCAAACTTGCGCAACTGTTGGATACGCTCGACCGGAAGATCATTGAGGACTTTTTCCAGCCCCTTCATGGACTGGTCAAATTGCGCTGCCTTGATGACAGGCGCGCCGATGGCGAGCGCCTGACCGAATGCCCCAAGCAGCTTTCCGCGCGCCTGGGACAGCTTTATTTCCGCGTTCTTGGTCGCAGCCTCGATATTGTCGATCGAGAAGCCGGACTTCAACGCATCGGACGCGCCGCTTTTGAAGCGGTTGATGCCGGAACCAATGTTCTCCAGCGCCCCGCGCACTTTCTGCGCGGGGCCGGTGAACTGGTCAACCAACCGGATTAGAAGTGAAACGTCCATATCATTCGTCCGGTTTCGCGCCACGGCCTGTCAGGCGAGGAATTTCCGCCCGATAGGCAAGCATTTCCGCCCAGGGGAGCTGGTCTATGTCGTCAGGTCGCCAGCGGAAGCAGGCAGCGATGTCTGCCCCGAATTCGAAGACGCGAAAGAGCGGAGTGCCGGAAAAAAATCGAGAAAGCCTTCCGCAAACTTCATGAGGTCAAGCGGATCGATCTCATCGATGAACTCAGGCTTTTCATTGCACATGCTGGCGATGATGCTGGTCAGCTCATCTAGCGTTTCGCGAACAAACAAGGCGCTGATGACGTCAACGGCAAGCTTGGCAACGTCCACGTTGTCCTTGTCGATCTTGACCGCCGAAGGCTCCTGCTCGCCGATAATGCCCTTCAACACATCGGCGCCGAGCAGGACTGCAAGCCGCTTGACGTGAATCGTGCGCGGGCGGCGCATTGTGACAGTATCGCGGGAGGCTTCCTTGCCGTCCTCGCCTTTCACCGGTACCGGGAAATCGAGTTTGATTTTTACTTCAAGTTTTGGCGTGGGCTTGGTCACTTCGTTTCTCCCTTAACCGAACAGAATGCGGCGGCGCGCGGTGTTGTACGGCTGGAAATTCCAGATATCCCAGCCGCCTTTCTTGAATGAGAACCGATGCATGATCTGGTTGTCCCAATACTCGGTATAGGTCCAGATACCGTTGATCTCATGGTCATAACCGGTGGCCTTGCCACCTGACATTTCTTCGCCCTCAACCTTGCTCAAGCGCCCCTGCACATCGATGGCGTGCTCATGTTCCTTTCCGTCCTCTTCGGAAATGATGAGCTTGCGACCAGTGAAGGGATAGCGGATGCCGGGAGCGCCACCGAACAAGGCGATTGTTTCCGGCGTGTGGCTCTTGATCTTGAAAGGCATGGTGAACGGCTTGACGCCCAGGCCGGTGATGTTGATCGCCATATCGCTGCCGCCTGGCTGGAATTCTTCGGTGTTTTCTTCCAGCGTCGGCAGCTTCATGGTCTCGATATCGAGCGCCAGATTGGTGTTGTCGTTCACATAGAGCGTAAAGCCCCGGATGATGCGCAAAGTCATGGGTAGCTCCCTTTAGGCCGCGACCACGTCGCTGAGATTGACGGAGAAAGAGACCGAGGTACGACGCTGAATATCGGCGGCGAGGTTGTCGAAATATTTTTCGTTGCGGCGCGAACCGAAGATCAGGTCTTCAAGCGGCGGGGCTTCCTCGGCATCGAACTCGACACGCAGCTTGCCGTCGCGCAAGGAGGCGTTCGTATTCGTCGCCCGCTCCCAGAATGCGCGACCGCCGAGGATCGCACCGGCCACGGTCAGCTCGTCAAGGAACTCCTGAAGGGTACGCAAGACGGCTGTCACCAACTGGACTGACAGATTGTCGTCGTTTGCCCAGCGGAAAGACCGAATGATGGTTTTCTCGATCGTGGCGCGGGTGCGGACAACGTTGATGAATTTCCAAAGCGGATCATCGGACGTGGTGCGGTTGCCCCATAGAATGCGGCCATTGGCGGCGAACTGGCCGCCGACGCCCTGGACCAGACGCGCTGGAATGAAGGTGGCGATGCCCGCTTCGTTCAAAAGATTGGCTTCGTGATCGATCTCGCCGTCAAAATAGGTGATCGGGCGCGCAGTGCCGAGAATGCCAAGCGTTTCCTGATTGGAGGGAGACCAGTACGGCCCGCCCTTTTCTTTGTCGCGCTTGATGATCAGTCCGGCAGCAAAGGGGGAAGCGGGCTTGGTGACGATATCCGTGCCGCTGGAAACACGGACGAACGGATCAAGCAAGTAGCAATAACGCGATGCAAAATCGGCCCGATATTCGAGGCTCTTTTCCCGCGTCGGTCCACCGGTGTCGAGCACAGCAACAGCACGGAGCTTTTCGGCGACCTGTTGCAGCGCATCGGCAAGCGGGTTCTTGGCGTTGTCCACGCGACCGGCTGAATGGCCCGGTGCAAGCAGAATATCAGGTTCAACCCCGACATGGCCGAGCGCATATGAAAGCGCATGAACGCCGGTCATGCTCGCAGCCGAGCCGATAAGGTTCGCCATTGTGGCTTCCGGTGTTGCGCCTTCTTCCTCGCGGCTAAAGACCAGCATTGCTTCCACGCCCTGGGCGCGAACCGCATTGACAATGTCGATTGCAGTGCCGGTGGTTCCGAGCGCAGCAACTTTGTCGGCCTCGTGGGTATAGAATGCCACCGGCTCACTGACAGGAAAAACCTTCGGATCAGCATCAGGTGCGATTACGGCAGCACCGATGGTCGAAACGTCCGCTACTTCCATTGAGCGAGCTTCGGAACCCACCGAAATGACGCGGGTGCCATGGTTGAAAGATGAAATGGCCATTAAGTGTCTCCAAAACCCGTTCTAAAGGGCGCTTAAAACCGTCTTGGAGAGAATAATCAGGCCATAAAACAAAACGCCCCTGACAGTGTCAGGGGCGGTCAGAGACTGATCCGATCAGAAGGTCGGTGGCATATTAGGCAGAATATTCGCATTCGCCAAGATCATTGTCATAACTAGGCGCAAAGGCCAGGCGGGGCGGGCAAAGAAAAAGCCGCCCGAAGGCGAGCACAAAATCATAGCTTGGCGCTGTACCAGACGATCAAATCGTTATTGTAACGCCGCATCTGCATTGTGTGGTACCGCTTGCATTGATGCCTTTGACCTCTTCAACGCGAGGCACGGCTTTTCCACTATAAACCAAGATAGTGCGGCGCAAACCGTAGCAAGTGGAAGAGAGATTATAAACACTGCATAGGCTCCCATTTCCGGCAGATAGTAATGAACCAGCTGCTGGACGATCCAACCGTAGAGGTAGATACCATACGAGTAGTCATGCAGCCAAATTGGTAGCTTGATCTTGGGCGCAAAAGCTAGACAAAAAAGGCCATAGATCAGCGATGTTGTGAACAAATAGAAGTAGATAGGACCGTCCGAAAAGCTTGTTGCAATTGTGAGTGCTACAAGGAATATCGGATGAAGTGGCACGGAGTTCCGGTTTACATATAGCAGTGCGCCGACACAAAAGAGAATGGTCAGGCGGGCATTGTCTGGGTTCGAATAGATCAAGAGCCGGTTTAAGCCATAGACGACAGGGACCAATGCAAGGGTGAAAAGTGCTACTGTTGCTAATAGACGGTTTCGGAGAATACCGACAACACCAAGTATGCCGATTAGGATATAAAGCCTGACCTCTATCACGATTGTCCACAAGACACCGGCCACAATATTCGGATAGCCGCTACCTGAAAATTCAACAGGTAGTTCGCCATAGTATTTTCTCAGTGTCAGCCCGTAGAAAATAAAAGAGCGAAAAGACTTATCCGAAAAATAATCAACCGGAGAGAGGTTGGTAAATAGTGGGCCAAACACCAGAGATATGACACCCAGAAACACAATCAGGGCGGGGTATATTCTGACCAGACGTGCGATTGCAAATTCCTGCAAATTCTGTCTATGGCAGAAACTTGCCGTTACGAGAAAGCCGCTGACGACAAAGAAAATATTCACGCCAACATCGCCTGCGTACATATAGCCGAGGAAATGCGAAAAGAATTCCTTCGTACCATCCGTTGCCGAAAATGCAAAAGCATGGCCGTAAATGACCAAACTTGCTGCCAGCAATCGAATGAGTAAGAAGTTGTTTTTCTTGTCCGATCCGCGTTCAGAAAAGGCATAACCAATGGTGCGCATGTTCTAGCCCCCCCCCGGAACTACACTATGTCCCTGCTTTATCGACGGCTAGCCGGGTTGTAAACAGGACTATCGTCAGCATTTACCCAGCGAGCAATTCTGCGGCGCGCTGTACCCCAAATAGGTCCGTTGCCATCTGTTCAAGCAATGGCCAAAGCTCATGATCAGAACGGAAGGTATTTGCAGTCAGGAAGATTTGGCGGGTGCGGAAAGGCTGCGTTGCCATGGCGTTACGGACCTGTTCCGCCTCATCATCCGTCATGCGCTCCCATAAGGTGACAGATGGGACGATAACAACGGTTGTCTCTGGCTCTGGCTCGACAATTGCTGCGCCATCCCAGACTTTGCCGTAAACGGTTCCACCGGGGCCGCGCGTAAACCCGAAGTCGCTATCGATCCCAACCAAAACCCCTTCGGTCTGGATCGCCTGATAATCGCGCTCCATCTGAAATATAACCCCGTCAGCATTTACAGCGATATACAGCGGGTGCGGGTTTTCTTGAGCTAAATCGAACCAATCAACGCCATTTTCGTCGCGAAGAAAGAGAACTTTGTACTTCTTTCCATCTTGCTCGACGGTTTCGGGCGAAAAGGTCATTTTCCCAAAGTTTTTCATGATCTCACCATGTCCCGAGGGGGCGCCAGCCGCCAGCGTTAGGGATATAGATTTGAGGCTGGCGGAATGAACATGTTAGATGCCGGCCCGGCCCCCACGTCCAAATCCCGGCCACCACGTATCCGGGCGCACCCGGAACGATAGTTTGGAAGCTTCCCGTTTCGGGAATGTTGAAATCCTGTTCGATGTACCCATTGAACCGGGTGTCAGTGACGCGCCAGTTCAAATTGCTTATTATATCGTTTAACGTCCAGCCGTTATTTCCGAGGCGGTCTGCGTAGGTTGCGCCATTTGCCCATCCAACCGTTAAGCTGGTCGTGGTATAAAAATAGAAATTGTTGAAATTTCCGCCCCACCCACCGCCGATCAGAGCCGGAGGATTTTCTTGTAAAGCTGCCGCTCCGTTGAAATTTATCGTCTGGCCATCGGCACGACGAGGATACGCCCGGCCCGCCATGTCGCCGCCAACGATGATCTTCACGATAGCAGTGAAGGCAGCCTTGATTTTCCCCCAGGGAATCTTGAACATAGTTGAGCCATCGGCAAGAACTCCGCCGAGAAAATCGCCATCGTCTGGCGTTTCCTTGCTATTAGCACCGGCCATCGCTGCGCCAACGGTTGCTGTCGTTGTCAGGGCTGGCAGTTGCCCGCTTGGAACCTTGCCGGTGCTGTCCAGGCTGGCAACGCCATTTGCCTGCCCCTTGTCTGCTGTGCCGAGGGCATCAAGATTGGAGCGGCCCTGTGCTTTTTGGGCGAGGGTGAATGGCTGTGCGGCATCGACACGCAAACGGAAGCCAAGCGCCGTACTGACGGTCCCTGCAAAATTAGGATCGTTGCCGAGTGCGTCGGCCAGTTCCTTCAAGGTATCGAGGGCCGTGCCGGAACCGTTGACCAGACCGTCAACCGCTTGCCGGATAGCGTCGGCCACTTCATCCGCCGTCATGCCATCCGTAATACCGTAGCCTGCAAGGGTCGTGGGCCTTCCAGTCAGTTCACCAAAAGCGTGCTCATGCGCAAGATAGGCATCTTCAAACGCCTTGATCTTGCTGTCCACCTCATCGAAGGCCGAAGCCGTCTTGGTCGTCTCGATGATCTGCGAAGCCCCATAAGGGTTGGGCAAATCCCACTGATAATTTGTCGTTTTCGCCATCTATCACACCTTTGAGAGCAACATGCGCATTCCGCTGATCTCCGGGCGCGCGGCTGGCGTGCCCGTAAGAACGATCTTGGTTTGCGCATCGAGGTTTTCTGCCGGATAGGCCGAGCGAATGTAGGTCTGTTCGACAACCCCATCGCCAAGCGGAACCGCGCTGGAAACGCTGACCTGCTCATAATTCCCCGGCATCCCGATATGAACCTGAACGCCTGCCCCTGCGGGCAACAGAGCGTCGAATGTGACAAGCACATTGTTGGCGTCGGCCGCATCGATTGCCCGCGTATAGTAATCGCCGGTCGGCTGAAGCTCGCCTTCGATGATCTGCACGTCAGGAAACAGGAACGGCGTCACGATTTCCGTCCCGCGCAACACCGCTTCGACCTGAATGGTCTCATTCTGGATATATTCATCGAAGCGGATGGTCTGCGACGGAGAAGAAATAATGACTTCACCATTCGGCCTGGTCAGCCTGATCGCCACGTCAACGGACGGATCGGGATATTCCACACCAGCCCGCACGATAACATCTGACATTTTCGTGGCCTTGAAAGCCCCGATCGGGACGACCTTTTCAACCGGCTCAAACCGGCAGCCAAGAAGCTCAAACCACAGGTCTGCTTCATTATGGACCGTCCATGTCGAGGCATTGGACGACGACAGAAGTACACCGATGGTAAAAGGCTGTTCGGAAATAATGGCATTCGTATCGAGGTCGATCTTGCCAATTTCTGCCACGAACAGAGAATGTTCGGCATCATCGGTCAAGACCACAACGGAATATTCCCGGCCACCCGGAATAAACACCGGATATTTGAACCGAGCCGTAAAGATTCCCCCCTCATGCAAGTCAGTCCCCGGCACAAAGGCTTCCGCAATCACGGTCGAGGTCGGCAAGCCCACCTCGACCGTCCTGATCTGCACCAGGATGGAGTTAGACGGTGCGCCGACCTTCGCGCACATGAGGCGAATACCGGACAAACACCAGGCCCGTGCCAGCGTGAAGGTTTGTGCCAACGGATCGTGACCGGCGCCGCCATCACTCCCCGTATCTCGCCGAACCGGCTGTGCATTATTGACGTTCGTGATGTTGTTGGTGACGTTGGTTACATTGGTGACGTTGTTGATGACGGTATTGTTGATAACCGGCTGCGGCAGCGTATCCGTGGTCGTTTCCATGGATGACGTTAGCCGGTATTCTTCAACCGTGATCGAACCGCGCGCCACATAACCGCATCCGGCAACCGTGCCAGCCGACCCTTCAAAGAAGATCGACTTCGAACCAGTCGGCACATTGGCCGGGATGGTGAAGCTTCCGGTAATGACGCCATTTTCATCAGCAGGACCAGAAACGGTAGGCGTAACCTCAACCCCGTCGAAATCGACATAGATCAATGTTTCGGCTTCAATGAAGCCTTCCAGCCGGAACTTTAATTCGCGGGTGCGAATGAATTCCGCCTGCACGATATGTTCGCCGATCTTCTCCACACGCTGTTCGAGCGATATGCCAGTGATGAAATCACCTTCATCCGCTTCAAAAGCCTGTGTTTCGGGCGAAGTCCATGTTGTCTGCCGGTCGGTCCAGATATCAGTTGACGGCTCCACACTTGCTCGTCCCGGCATCGGCGTGAATGTCTGGTACGGATTGATCTTCTTGAAACCACTGCGCTTGGTCTGGCTGATAACAGCCACTTCCGTGAAATCCAGATGATGGATGCCGACAAGGGCGGGGAACTCATGCAGCCTTGGCGTGATTGGCAGGCGCATCTTGCCACCGAAGACCGCAGCCGTTTGTGCAATACCCTGATCGCGCATGGCGTCATTGCGCAGCGGATCGACAAACAGCCCCCGCTTGGCACCCACATCGCGGGCGGAAACATCGTTCTTAAGACGCTCCTGCGCGACAAGATCGTACACATCGATCAGCATCCGCCGCATGTCCTGGATTTGGTCATAGGGCATATTGCGGGTGCCGGTCTGCTCAACGATGGGCTTGCGGCCCCAATCATTGCCGATCCGGGCAAGCTCAATCATCGCTTCCGAAATGACCGGAGGGCGCGGGCGCGATACGGCAGAAACCCCCGTGACATAAACCATTGCCCCAGACATATCCATGCACACGGCATCAATACGCGGTAGCTTGTAGGCATAGTCGATCAGGACATTTGTGTCTTTCGCAGCCCCCGTCACCTTCACAGTATCGCGCGTCACCGCATCCGGTTCCACGTTTTCATTGTAGCGATACTTGACCGTATAGGAGCTGCCGGGGGAAGGCTCCTTGCCCGATGGCGACCAGTCGATCTGCCCCTGCGAAAGCAGGAAATCCGCTGGCGTCGTATAGACCGTGGAGCCTTGTTTGATTTCAAGGATTGCGGTCACGGATGAATGCTGAAGCGGATCAACCGCCCCGGTATAGGGGCCATGCAGTACGCTTTCGGCCGTTTCCTTTTCAATCGTCACCCGACGCACGGAGCTTATGGGGGATTTGGAGACGGTGAAGGTCTGTGTCCCACCCGTTGCCACCGTGAATGGATGCGGTTCGGCATCCACATTGCGAAGGTCAGGCTTTTCATCCACATCAAAGCGCATGGCCTGGCGGCGCACAATACGGCGACCATTCACATAGGCCGTGCCTTCAGACACGGAAAACACCTGTTTGCCATCACCATCCGGGCCAATGCCGGTGATAAGAAACCCGTTATTGACAAAGGAACCATTGCTTTCACCGGAATATATTTCGATAGCCTTGTAGATTTCCGAGAAATCAATGTTGGTGGATGTGGTGAGAATGACGCCATCGCGCACCTGAAATATCGACAATAACGGATCTGGACTGCCATCAAGCGAGTATCCCCAAGTGACCGTGATCTCGACGCGGGCCGGTCCTTCTTCCATATAGGCTTCGGTGCCTGGAATGGAACCTTTCAGGCTTGCATCCTCGACATCATCGACCAGGCGCTCACTGGAGCGAACGCCGATAGTCAGGTCGCCCTTGCTCGGCAGCACAAAAGTTGCCGCATCCACGTCATGCACGATGCCAGCAATGTAGATTGGGCAAGCTGGAAGATGGACGCGGATATGATCCTCATCGGCTTCTTCGACAACAGGGTACTGGCCGTCCATGATCCGGCCATCCTGCAAGATATAGTCCAGCCCGCGCCGCGTATGGTCGAGCGCACGCGACTGCATTTCATTGAGATCAGCAGATTGCAAATAAAGACCCTGACCGTCACGGCCAAAATCCTGATAGGCAATCGCGTGCTGACGGCGCGAGCGTTCGTATCGGTCGCTGAAGCCGGGCCGCTTGATGATGCTGCTCATATGGAACGCCTCACGTAGTCACGATGTAGTTGAAGGACTGGCCGATAGAGCCGTCTCGAATAATCGGCGGGAAACGGTCGGTTTCGATCATAGTGCCGAAACTGGTCACGTTGGCCTTGGGAATATATGTCTGGCCTGCCGGTACGGATGTTGCGAGCTTGGTGCCGACGAAAATGCCCGTTTCGCGCAGGGTCGTTCCTTGCGCGTCGGCAAGATCAAGCTGAAAACTCACAAACAAATGAGCCGTTGGCGTGTCGCTTTTTTTGTAGCGTGCACCGTCTGCCATCGCGATAGATCCCGTTGGATCTGGAGCAACGAAATATTTATCTCGCACACTGGTAACGCCCACTATATCGGCCAGGTCAGTCAGTCCCGACAAGGCCGCGTCCTGCGCAGCTTGTTCTGCCGGTGTGGCTGGTGGCAGCACACTATCCCAAGTGGCATCGCCCTGACCAACGGCAAGGAAAAATGTCATGTCGTAGAGCGATTGTGCCAACACAATACGCCCGCCTTGAGTGAAGACAGCCATCAGGTAATTCTCTTTTGGACACGCGGCACCGGAGCGCCAAACGGTTGGTGGACGAAGGGCGCGTTCTGGAAAGGAACGGTTGCCGGGTTTTGGTAATCGACGTGGATCGCGGCAGTTGAGGCGAAACGCGCAGATGTCTGGCTCACAGGAACCTGCGCATCCACTGTGCGCACCATCAGGATATGTTGACTGTCGAGGACGACGATATCCTCCGGCGAAGCGTCAACAATCACCTTGTTATTGACCCGCAGCGACAATACAGGCTCACCGGGAGCGCGGCGGATGCCGGACCAGTTATTGAGATAGGCGCCGCCATTCAGGCGATGGGTATTGATGCGGAATGCCCGCACATCCCAACCAGCCGTGACGCGGGCAAACTCCGAACGGAGCGGTTTTGAAGCCTTCACAAGCTTCGTCATCGGCGTGACGAAATCGGTGTTTCTCACTTCAAAGGGCAAGTGAACCTGAAACCACCACCACTTACGCGCCTTGACCGGGAATTCCTCAATATCACCGTCATGATTGATCCAGCCAAGGGCCTTATGTAGTGCGGCGGATGTGCCGATGATGCGCTGCCATTGAATACCTGCTCTCAAAATTTCGCGCGGGTCGCGCAGATAGTCCTCAATTTCCGTCAACCCATATTCCGCGATCAAATACGGCACTATTCTGTCGGGCGGATTGAACTTGAAGGCGTGTAGCGCCTCGATCGACGGAACAAGCTCCGGCCTGCGGTCCAGAGACTCGGACATGGCCCGTTCATATCGGTTGGCGTTCTGCGGCTGGTGGTGATGACGCTCGATCAATAGTCACGCCCCATGTACTGAAGCTCTATTTTATCGAGCGCAATTGCGGTGCCTGGAGCGGCAATCACCGACACGGCAGGCTCCAGCAATTCGACCCTTTTGACGCCCGGCGCGTGCAACTTGCCTTCGATCCATGACCGCTCCAGATCGAAACCAATCCCGGTTTCCTTTGCCCAGGCATCGCGCAGGCCGTTTTCCAGATAGGTTTCATTGACAACCGAGGATGCAGCCGGAAGCAGCCAGTAATTGGCCTTGATGGAAACAATCTGCGTCACGGCAGGCTCAACAATCAGCGTGTCGTTGAGAAGGCGCACCGTATCGCTCTGTACCTCTGCGCTGACAGCATCGAGCATGGCCTGATCGGGAATGCCGCCGTTAACACTGGACAAGACCGCAATATGAATGATCGGCCAGAAAGGCTCGCGATAGACGGCAACGTCACGAATGCGCACATCCGTGCGGCGCGCTGCCGCCGCGTACCAATAGGCCGAGCCACCGGGCGAGCGCGCCTTGATCGAAAGTGCCGTCCGCTCACGCAGGGCATCGTCCAGCTCGCCGGGCAGACGGAACACGTCATAGAAGGCGGCAACGTGGTCCAGGTCTGTCCCCATCGCAAAAGGCAACAGATTGGAGGCGGCGGCGTCATTGATGGCGGCGCGCAGGCCGGTTTCACGACCGGCGTTAATCTCGTGCTGGATGACAGCCGGGTCATAAGCTGTCCGATCGACATCGTAATCGACACCATAAGCCGCCGACCGTTCCTTGAAATCCAGCAATGTGGTTTCAACGATCGCTTCCGCATCCAGCGGCTTGATCATTTCCGGCTTTGGCAAGCCCTCAAACACGCTGATGGCGCTCATAGGATAGCTCCTGTCTGGTCGAGCCGCGCCGATTTGCGTTCCTGAAGGGAATAATCGCCGAGGTGGCCGCGCGGGTAAAAAATGCCATCGAGGAGGAACACGAACCGACCCGAAGGACCGTATTCCACCATCTCGATTGTCTGGAGGCTGAAGCCGGGTTCCCCACTGATCGGATCGTTTAACGCTTCCGCGATCGACATATAGACCTTGAAGATGGTCATGGCGTCGGCGTTCTGATCCTGCATTTCAGGGACGAGCGAGCCGATATAGGCGCGCAGCATACGGGTACGAAAACGCGTGGTCAGGCATTTGCCGATCGACTGGACGCAATGCGCCCAGCCGGTCAAAAGCTTGCCTGTTTGAGCGTCGATACCCGTTCGCATCGTCAAGCCTTCTTCGGCTTGCCAGCTGCAGGGTCCGCTTCCGCGACCGTACCGGGCCGTCTGATCTCTCCCGCGATCAGCGGATAATATGCCTGATCCTCGGTCAAGCTGATCGGCTTGCCAGCGCCGGGGTTGCGTTCACCGGCAACGAACGATCCGGCCTTTTCAGTCACTTCAAACTTGTTTTTAATGCCCATCTAAAGGCCCTTTCATTCGTTGGGTTCTCTGGTGTTGCTACCACCACGCTCGACACCGCCGTGGGTGTGGGTGTCACCAATATTTTTCTCGTTGTGCTTGAGATTTTTGCTCTTGTGGATGATGTCGTCGGCTTCGATGACAGCAACGCCGTTTTCAAAACGCAGCGCACAGCGGCCGTGCGCAATCACCAACTCGCCATTCTTGGCCGGGTTCTTCGCGTCATCGGTGTAGCCGTCGCGGATGGCGATCGACTGACTGCCAAGCTCGCCGTTGGGCGAAAACAGGCGGATCGGGTCACCGATCGCGACGGGGAAATGCGTGCCAGTCGACCCTGCAGCCTCCTGCACCTGCACCCACGGCGAAAGAAACGGCTTGCCAGTGCGGCTATCTTCAGGCTGCAACTCAAGCCGCACGCGGTCGCCATCGATGGCGACAACCTTGCCGGTCATGTGCGAAGCCGCAAGGCGGCGCTCCAGATCATCAATCGACTTACGCAAGGACAGCAACTCTCTGACAATAATGTCGGTCATGGCCGCACCTCGACCAGCTCGTCATTGATGTAGAGTTCAGAGAAAACAACGCCGTCCTGGTCAAAAATATTCTGGCCAAGCTGGTGCAGCTCTTGCGTCCACTCCACGGCGATAATCGACACACCCTTCGATTTGATCGCTGCCGAAATAACCGGCTGGATGGAAACAGCCTGCGGGGTGCCGAGCTTGAGAAGCCCGAACATCTGGCTTGTGTGCAGAGACACGGCAATGGCTTCCGCGATCGCCCATGCTTGTTCGTCGCGGTCCTTGCCCTCCGTGACAGCGAAGGCCGCGCAAGACATTGTCCCTTCCGCCTGACCGGACCCGGCATGCTTGAGCTTCCCATGCAGCAGACCGACACGAACGCCGGGTGTGCGAATGCTGGTCGTTTCCAATTCGTCCAGGTTGAAGCGACCGAACTGCGATTCACATTCGCGCAATTCGGGCAACGCCTTCTTGATGGTGTCCACAACGGCAGCGCGGAACTCATTGATGCGGGACTGGCGTTTGCTCATTGGACAAGCCTTTTTATCCAGTCTTCAGCTGCATCGACAATTTCGGTCTGGTTCGCTGGCGACAGGCCAAGATAGCGACGGGCCGGGATGGTGACGCTTTGAACCAGGCGCATCATATTGCCGATCATGAAGGCGAGCGCCTTGGCGGTCTTGGGCCGGATCGTGCCGCCCAACTGGTGGATGCGCGCATAAACGAGCGCCGAGCCGATCATGACGCTATCGGGTGTCGCAATATAGTCGATCGAGCGGGACAGCGCGCCGGTCCGATAAAGGATGCTGGTCCGGGTGATGTTCGGTTTCCATGCCGCACCTTCGGGCGAGCGCTTCTCTTCCTCGATGCGGCTCCGGGTCTGCTCCTGGACGAGCCTGCCGATGCCCTCCGAAAGTTCCTGCCTCGGTGCATGGGCGATCCCATCGACCAGGCTCAATGCGGCTTCAAGGCCGGTCTCGCGGATTTCAAGCGCAACGCCGCTCATGGTAGCGTCCTCCGCGAGAACACGCGGGAATTGGCCGAGAACGCAGCGCCACCGGCTGAACTGCCGGGATCGGTTGAAACACGCGGCTCGTCAGCACCAAGGCCAGCCTTGCCGTCCGCGATGCGCTGCAGCAGCTCGCGCGCCCACTTGTAGCGATCCTCGATCGTATTGGTGAGTGCGGAATGCCGGTTCGCCAGCTTATAGACGGCAATATCGGCGGTAGGCGACTTCAGGACGCCCGGCGCGGAAGGAAGCGGCAGCGGATAGCGCGCCGAGAGATAGACATCAACTTCCTTGCTGGCGATATCGAGCGCGGACAGGATCGAGGCATCAGCATCCACACCTTCAGGCAGGATGTCGCCAACGAACTCGACGCCCCAAAGCTCCTCGATGTCTGCCCGCGTTGCGTAAATCATGATCCTGCCTTCAAAATTGGTGGGGGTGTTTGCACTTCGCTGACGCTGGCCGCCCCCTGCGGCCCATTCCTCAAGAGGATGAAACTCAAATCGCGCCGATGGCTTCCAGTTCGTCGAAAACGTCGTCTTCTTCATCAATCGGCAGGCGGGCACCCGGCTTGTAAGTCTTGTCATCCAGGCGGATTTCGCAGCGGGCAACCGGCCCGTTTGCTTCCAACCGTACCAATGCTTCCGCCTCTGCTTTTGCCTTGGCGGCGGCGTCATTGTCACCGCCCTTATTCTGGTTTTCGTTTGGCTTGCTCATGTCTCTTTCCCTCAAGCAGATGGTCGGCCTGAATGGCCGACCGTTTGAAACGACCGGCTGGCCGATCAGATGGGATTGGTGATGATGACGCCCACGTCCTTGGCGCAGATCAGTTCCTTGACGCGCTCACCCACCCGGATGCGCTCGCCACCTTCAAGGCCGATATCGGGGTCTTCGATCGAACCGGAAATGCGGTTGCCGTATTCAGCCGTAAAGCCGAAGGTGACGTTATAATCCGTGCTTGACCGCTTGGCGGTGTCGACGAAATTAAGCTGGATAGAGTTGCCCCACACACGTTCAAGGCGCGGTTCCTGCCCCTTGCGGGTGGTGTTAAGCAGCGCTTCACCGATCAGGATGCTTTCGGGCGACAACTCGAAAAGTTCTGCAAACTGCGCCTTGGTGATTGCACCGTCCTCGGTCAACCCGCCCTTGACCGCCTTGATCAGACGCGGGTGGCGCTTCAGCTTGCTCCAGACGGCAAAGCCCATAGAAATGCGGTTCGGACGATAAACAAGCGTCTTTCCCATCGCGTCATCAATGACACCATAAGGGTCCGAATTGGTGTAGTCCGAGAACTTGGCCGTGCCCGCGAGCGCTATGCGCTTGTCGGCAGCATAATTGTTCGGGTTCTGCATCAGGCGCGCAACGCGCACTTCGCGGTCAAGCTCGATCAGGTTGGTCAAGCCTTCGACAGCCGAGGCGCGAGGATCGAAGGTGGACCGCTTTTCAGCACGCGCACGAGCCGCAGCCTTCACGTCCGAATTCGGGATCGCATCATCCAGGCCGTAATCTTCGACAGCCGAGCTTTCTTCGCCTGCCGTGAATTCGACCTGATTGACTTGCCCCTTGCGACCGACACGGGTTTCAGGGACGGTAAAGCCTTCCGAAAGCGGAAACTTCATCCACATGAACTGTTCGGACAGAACTTCAAGAGGCGGGAGAACACGACGCCCAATCAGGGTATGCGCCGGGTTACGATAGCCGATCGCAATGGCGGTCAGCGTGGGATCAATAGGAAATGGGCGCTTCATGAGCTTTCCTCAAAACGGTTGTGATCGGCCAGCGCCGGTTGACGCTGGCGCGGTTACGGTCAGGCTGTGCCGATGCAGCCGGGCGCGAAGAGGTACGGCACGATGTCGTTTTCGTCGGCATCCTGCATGGCAAATCCGATGATGCGCACGAGCTTGCCAGCAGCAGGCACCGCCTTGATGGCGCGGCCCTGCGCGTCGGAAGTCAGAGGGTCGCCGAATACGAAAGTTCCGCCTGCACGCACTTCGCCGTGTCCGCCCTGGATAACGTCGAGCATTCCATCCGCAGGCGCGCCCATGCTGTCTGCAGCACCGATCAGCGGATCGGTCTCGGACGTGGCAACCGCAACGCCGTCCACACCGGCCTTGACGATCAGATAGCCTGCAACAGCGGCAAGGGCGCGGAAGCTCTTGATGAAAGTGGGGGTCACTGGCGCTTCTCCTTCACATGAGCCACGGCATCGGAGATCGAAACCGTGATGCCCTGCGCGGCCTTTTCGTTGACGTAGGCGCGGGCCTCGTTGGCGAGAGCGACCGGATCAAGATCGGCTTCCGCCGTAATTTCCGGCTGCTTGCCGTCAAGGTTCGACGGCGCTGCAATGACGGGCAGCGTCTTCACCAGGGCGTTGAACTTGTCGAGACCGCCATCGAGCGAACACATGGCGCGATAGGTTTCGCGGGTGGCGGGCGTGATCTTGCCCGCCTGGGAAGCAGCATCAAGCGCAAGATCAATTTCGCGCTCGGCGCTCTTTTCCTGAAGCTGCGCAAGCGCGGTCTTCGTTTCGTCCAGTTCGGTACGAAGCGACGACAATTCCGCCGCGCCGCCATTTTGAACGGCAGCGAGCGCGGTTGCCGTATCTTCCTGCAGCTTTGCAATGGCGGCGGTGATTTCCGCCTGACCGCCCTTGTCATCGATCTTAAGCGCCTGGCATAACGCCTTGCGCTCGCCGTCACGCGTGGCAATCGCGGAAAGGATGGCGGCTTCGTCTGCCGCTTCCGCGAGACCAAGCGCCTTGGCAATGGTCTTCAGCATGTATGTCTCCTGTTGTGATTGTTGCTTTGGCTGCTCGTGGGCAAGCGCCGTCATGACGAGCGCAGGCCGATTGACGAGACCGGCACCGTTCAGGCGCGTGATGACGCCCTCACGGGTGTGGTTGAAATCGGGAGAAATGAAGCGGTATTCGCGATTGACGATCTGCCGGGCAGCTTTCGCAACCCATTCGACGCGGCCCCATACACCGCCGCGACGCTCCTCCAGCTCGACAATCCAGCCAGCGGCAGGCGCTTCCTCGCCCTTCGGGGCCTTGTGAGCCTGGGCATGTTCGTAATCGATTGCGAGCGGGCCGTTGTTCGCAGCGAAGGCAGCAAGCACGCGGCTCGGCTCAAGCGTCCATGCGCGACCGTCGCGGGCCTTGATCTGCGGGCCAGCCGGAAAAAGCTCGATCCACTCCGGCGCGGTGCTGCCAGAGCTTGCGAGATCGGTTTGAAAAATAGCTGTTGCGGTCGCGTTCATCATGAGCGACAAAGTGGCGTGTTCGCCGCTCAATAGCGCCCCTGACAGTGTCAGGCGAAATAACTACCGGCCTGAAGCCGCAATCACACTCTCACATATAAACATAGAACCGTTTTTGAGGCACCTTAAAAGCCCACTGGCGCGAATAAATACAAGAGACGTGGAAATTTATCGTTTGCCTTGGTAAAGCGCGTGCACGGCCTTAATCCGCAGTAAGATCAAAAGGCGTTCCATGTCGTCTGCCAGATCATCGCTGTCGCGTGCCAACTGGTAAAGAGTTTCGGGATTAGCCTGTATAAGATTTTTCCCTCGCACCACATAAGTTGACTCGCCGTCTTTGAGTTCATGCAGAAAGGCACCGTGAGCGTAATTGTTCCTATCCTCAGCTAATTGCTTGATACGCTCTAGGTTTATTCCGCCTAGGTCATCAATGTCGGTCATTAGGTGGGCCAAAACATCCCGGCATGCGTTGAGATTTCTAAACACCTTACGCGTCTTATCGGACAGGGCTATCAAGCCCTTCAACTGGAAGGCCGTCGCAACGATTTCGAAAGTGCACTGCTCGATACGATTAAATGCAACTAGGAACTTGCCCAGGCTTTCCTCGTAGTCCGAACGTCGTTCGTGAAATTCCTGCTCGAACTGCTCACCGAAATAATCATCACGCTCGTCCGTCATGTCAGCCCCCAATTGAAATCTGACCACTTATAGCGCATATTGATGAAAGAGCGCGAGCCAGTTTAACCAGGACGGCTTGCCGGACCTGCGAGGGCGTGACGCCCCTCCGCGCTCGATCACTCCACCAGAGTTTCAGCCCGCCGCGCCCGCTCAATCACCTTGAGCGCTTCCTTCTCGCTCTTGCGGTGCAAGCTGACCAGCCACCATTCCAGACCGTCATTGGCCGACTTCACGACCGTGCGCCACCAGACACCGCCAACCGCGCCAATAAATGCGGCGGAACGGCCACGGCGAATGACGGCTGCAGGATCTCGCAGCACGCCGATCGCTGCCCGGAAATCATCAGTGACGAGATTGCGGGCGGCATGTTCTTCTATGATGTGCCTGACGCTCTGATCAGAAAGCTTCACAAGTGCGGTTCTGGCACCAAGGGCTTCGACAACCGATCGGCCAACCTGCGCGACCGGAAGTGCTGCGCCTTTCTGCAGATAACCTTTCGCAAGCGCGTCCATGAGCGGAGAGCCGACAATATCGGTCACGGCAACGCTCTGGCGCTGTGGCGGCATGGCGTCTACCTTGCCGTAAAGAAACTCGCTGACGTTGCGTCCGCGCGTCTTGCCGGGGTTGGTCTCCCATCGCGGATCGATACCATCCGGCACCATGGATATTTGGCCGGTGCGCTTGTTGCGCCATTCCTTCATGACGACAACAGGCGGTTCCTGGCCTTCCTTCCAGCCAAGGCGCTCGGCCTCGCGTTGGGTAATCTGGCGGATGCGGCATTTGCAGCCCCAACCGTTGGGAGGGTAATGCGTATCCCAAAACGGATGATCGACGGGCAGGACAATGCCAACCCATGTTTCATGTTCGGGCCGACGCTCGGCGGATACGGAAAGCAGATAGACCAGGAACGGCAGGAAGCGCTTGTTGCGCACTGTCTTTTCCCATTCGCCTGCGGCATGGGCCGACCGGATATTTGACCAGTAGATGGTGCGCAGCCTTCGCGGACTGCCGAGCTGCACCACTTTCGGGACGCCGTCTTGCGGATCGACCGCGATCTTTCTGCCCCACCAGCCTTTTTGCTGAAGGATCGGCGTGAGCTGGTCGCGGAAATGTTCGAACGGCAACTGGTCGCGGATCGACTCGGCCATCGCGGCACGAATATCGTCCAGAATATCGAAGCCCGCGGACTTGGCGACCATCCACGAATAAGCATGTTCCTCCGGCGCGATATCGCGCCAGTCGAATGTCGGCTTCGATTTCTTGGCATCGAAATAGCGGACAACCTCGGCGGGCGCGGTCTTGAACAGGTCGAAGTTATCCGCCACAGATCAAATCTCCGCGCCGCTATCGCCCAGGCCGCGCGCGATCATGGTGAGCTTCGCCAGCCGGTCGGCCAAAGGCCCGGCGTCCATCTTGGCGGCAAGATCATCAAGCCCGGCCTCAATATCGGCGTAGGATTCAGCTCGCGCAAAGAGCGCCTTAATGGGCTTCAAAAGCGGGTCGAGCTGCGCTTCCCAATTCTCAAGGCCGGTGTCGGCAAGGATGTCCAGCTCGTCGCGCTCGTCTGCGGCCAGCGCATGATAACCGCCACAATGCGGACAGGTCGGGCGCATCGCCTGCGCCTTGGCCGGTCTTTCCTGATCGTCGTCAAGCTCCGGGTCAGGTTTCAGCTCGGCAGGCGGCTGCTTGTCTGGCGTCTTGACAACATACAAGAGTTTTTCGCCATCCTCCGGTTCATCGAAACCGATGCGCTGGCGAACCTTCGGCATACTGACTTCAAGCCCCAGCCGCACAAGCTTGTCGATGACTTCGGCCAGCGCCTTGATGTCTTCACTCTCGGCAAAGGGCAGCACCACAGTTGGATAAGCTTCCTGCGGCCCGAAATTCAGGTCCACGAACGGACGCACCAGATCGCGGTTGATCGTAACCGAAATCTGGCGGGCATCAGCCTTGCCGATATCGTGGCGCACATTCTCATGCACCTTGGCCTGCGCCATGGACGAACCGTCATCGCTGCTCATGGTCTGGCCGAGGACGCCCTTGGAAATCTGCTTGTCGAGATATTCCGCCTTGCCGGAAAACAGCCCGTTGCCCGATGAGCCATTCACCTCGATAAACTCGATCTCCATTTCCTTTGGAATGATCGCAGCCGCATCGGTGGAAATATCGCGCACGGCCTGAAGAAGCACGCGCCGGTCATCAAGGCTCGCCCCCTTGCCGAAGCGCCCGACGCGCAGCGGCATGCCGTAGACCTCCAGAAACGCCATCCAGTCCTTGAGCGCGTAGGACTTGAACATGAACGCCCAGGAGGCCAGCCGCGCAAGGCCGTTGCGGATCGGAAGTCCAGACTTGAGCTTCGGGCGGTGGATGGTGAACTTGTAGGGCGGCAGATCGGTGCCGTTGATGTTGTCCGGGGATTTTAAGCGCAGCGTTCGCCCGTTCACGCGGTCGATGACGAAGAAGCGCGGATCGCGCCATTTAAAGCGTTCCGGCCACCATTCGCGGGCCTGCTGATCCCATATTGTTTCGACAACCGAATAGCCCTTGCCGAGACCGTCTTGCAGATCATCAACATAGTCGTCCACAAATTCGGGCAGTTTGATAACCTTGCGCACCGCGTCCGCGATGTACTCATCCCGCTTGTCCTTCGAGGCCGGAACGACAACCGGCTCAATACTGGTGATCGCTAGCTTGCGGGTGCCAAGCACCGACCGATAATGGAGATCGCGTTCCTCCATTTCTTCAGCTAGGACAAAGAAGCGGTCAGGATAGCCGTTCGCCGCCTGCCGCAAAATCTCGGCCATGGAAATCGGATCGAGACCGGACAGAATGGTTTCCGTCCAGATGTTGCGGACGCTGCCGGTCGTCGGCCCGGCGATCTCCTGTTTCAACATACTGGTGGAAATGGGGTTGCCCCACTGGTCGATGAGCTTTGGTGTCTGTGCCATCAGAACAGACCTCCTCTAACACTTGGCAACAGACCGCCGCTGGCTGGCCGCGCAAACATGCCGCCGCCGCTCAATTCCTCGTCTGTTGCTTTCTGATATCCAAATTCTTCCAGATCGGCCCGGCTGACATAATAGGCAAGCGCGCCTGCAATGGCGCTATCGCCGTGTCGATCGAAGCCGTCAGCGCCCTTACTGGTGTGACCTTCCGGCACTTTGATGATGCCATTGACATAGGCAAGCGACTGGTGATCGGCCAGAATGTCGGCATCCATCGGCAGCACGATCGTTTTGTCTGAAAACGCCATGGTGTAGGCTGGCATTTCGGTGCGATACCAGCTTTCCGAAAGCTTCACTTCGATAAAGCTGGCGCCATAGCGCTGCGCCGCCTTTTCCGCCAGATAGGCACCGTTGCCGGTCGCATCGAGCGCACCGCCGGTAAAGCGCGGCAGTCGATCGACAATGTAGAAAAGAATCTCGCGCTGCTGATCGAAAGGCACGTTGCGCAGCTCGATCGCAATGACAGCACGGCGAACCAGATCAAGCCCGATCTCCATGGGCATGAATATGGAAGCATCGCCCGTGCGACCGAAGTCACCGCCGAAGACATGCTGGCGGCGCAGATCGAGATTCTTCAAATGCGGCAGAAGCCGTGTCTCGCAAAACTCCAGCGTGACTTCGCTACGTACATGATCGGGTTCGTTCTTGAATTCGTCCTTGCAGGCCCAGCGGATGACCGGAATGCCTTTTTCCATGCAATTTTCAATCATGATGCGGGTAAGCGCAGCGCCTTCCTGCTCGGCAGGAATGGCATCCAGCTCCTGTTTCATGGCGGCGGTACGCGGACCATAGGCGGCGCGAATTTTGCGTTCCCATTCCGCTTCCTTTTCCGCAGTCCATTCCTCGCCCTTCATGTAGCAGACGCGCTTGTAAAGCCCGTTCTTCACCGCATCCCCGAAGGTAATCTCGTGCACCTTGAACGGGTTTTTGCCTGCATACGCCTCTTTGATCAGCTCATTAAAGGGGTTCAAAACGCCGTTATGGGTCGAGATAACCCGGATTTTACCACCCCATATCAGAAGCGCGTTGACGGCATCGAGGACGGCGCGCACGTCCTTGTGATAGGCCGCTTCGTCAATGACGACGACGCCCTGCAAACCGCGAATATTCTCCGGCCTGGACGACAGCGCCTCGACGCGAAAGCCGGACGCAAACCGGATCAGATAGCCGGAAATATGCTTAGTGGTGCCGTCATCGCGATGATCGAGGTAGATAAATTCCTCTATCGCGCAAAGTTCCTTCGCCACGACCTGGGCGAAGTGCTTTACGTAGCCAATGAACTCGCGGCCCTTGTCCTTGGTGTCACCGATATAGAAAACGTTCTGCCCGCCCGCCGAGCGCTTGGCGGCTGCGATCAGCGTGCAGTCCAGCGCCTCGGCAAAGGTAATGCCGGTGCGTCGGCCTTTGGAAGCAACCTTCAGGTCGGATGGATCGGCAATCCATTCGGCCTGATGCTTCATGAGAACGCCTTCGGCCAGCGGATCGAGATCATCGGGAATGTCCGCACCACGCGGCAATTCCTCCGGCAGCATGTCCGGTGATTGCGGCAATACCGGATCGGTCCAGTTCATTTCCGGCAACTGCTTGCTCATGCTTCACCTGCAGGCTTCTTTTCTTCAGGCGTTTTCACGCCGAGGAAGTCACGGCGAAGCTGCGAAACCGCCGCAGCCGACAACCCGGCTTCCTTGGCGACTTTTTCCAGAACCTTTTCCGTTTTGGCTTCAAACTCTGCCTGGACCTTTTGGCGGCGCAAGGTGGAAACATTCTGTGCAGCAAGCGCGGACTGGAGTGCGCGGGCAAGCTCCATGGCCTCTTTCGGCGACATGCCGCCTTCACCTGCATCCTGCAGCAACTCGAAAATCAGCGTCTTGATCGCCTCTGCCGCGATCAAGGTCAGATCGTCGGATGCTTCGGCGTCAATGCGTTCTGATATCGTGGCGGCAATCTCACGCGTCTGCTCCAGTCGGCGGGCCATAAGTGACAGCCGAACCGAATGCCGGTGAAACGATGAAAACGCCGGAATGTCGAAGGCGATGCCAAACTCGCCCTGAAGCGCAATCAGCTTAGTCCGGAACTCGGCATAGATATCAAGGAGCGACCGCTTGCGCGCTGCAAATTCCTGCGCCGCCCACGAAATGACAGGCTCGCATTCATCCGGTAGCAGGTCGATAGACGAAAGACGGCCCCTGCCGCGCGGTTTGGACATGATCAAGCACCCACACGCGAAGGGCGCTTCACGCCCTCGATGGCGATATGGCGATCAACATGGCGGCGGCCATGTTCGGTCAGCGTAGCGATCTTGACCGAACCGGCATCAACGATGCTGACGGCATCCATGTTCCGCAGGTACTCAAGCTGCTGGTGTATCCAGGCGCGCTCCTGGTGAATCGCAAAACGGGCCAGAACGGGTTCCAGCAAGGACGACGACAGGCTTTCGTTCGTCTGTTCCGACAGCGCCTTCAGGATAATGAGGCGCGCTTCCTCCCGAATGATCTTGGCATAATCCATTTCGATGCTCATTTCCTCGCCCCGGACATCAATACTTCGTTCATGCGTTCTGTCGCCGCCTGGATCGGCTTCAGCTTCTCATCCACCGTGTCGAAACGGCCATCAATGGAGTCGAGCCGACCGCTCAATTTCTCCATGAAAAGTTCCAGCTTATGGATCGTGCCGCTGTCAGGCATATGCTTGATCTCGGCTTCGACGGCCTGAATGCGTCGATCGTGTGCGGCCTGGTCGGACTTGATCTTGCCGATCTCCTCCGCATTGCGGCGTGCTGGTGATGTCGCCCAGGAATAGACGCCAGCAATCGCGTGACTGATCGAAACGGCAGCGGCAAGCCACGGCATCAACGGTGTCAAATCCATCACGTTCGTTTCCTTGTCGCCTGCCATCGTTCAAAACTTTCCTGACAATCCACACAGCGCCGGGCAGACGGCAGCGCCTCGCGCCGTTCCACCTCGATCTCTTCCCCGCACCGGATGCAATTAAGCGTTCCGGTTTGCTTCAGCGGTGCGCGAGCGGCGGCAATACCGGCATCCCGCTCCTGCTCGGCGCGCATGTCGGCCAGCTCGTGCGCAAAATTGCCGATCTTCATTTCTTGGGGCGCTCCTGCGGAACCGGAACCGCATCAATCGCCGCAATGGCTGCGCCGCGCCGTTGCTCGCAGACGGCAAGTGCAGCACGATCCTTGCCCCATAGCGGCGTCAGTTCCTTTGCCGACAGCGCACGATCTGGAAGTGTGACGGGCGGATCGCAAGGCTTTCGCGCTTCTGACGGTACCTGCGCTCTGTTGAATTCAGTACGGAGGATTGGCGCGTCCACCGAGGAACTGGTTGTTGAGCAGCCGTGAACGATCGACATCGATGCCACTGCCAGGAGTGTCAGAAAGAGCCGCATTGGCATCCTCCAATTCATAAACCTTGTTGTTGAGACGGATGATTTCGGCCTGCGCCTTGTCTTGCGCGGCCTGGGCGGCTTTCATCTGTTCGATGATATTTTTCGCAGCCACTTCGTTGGCCTTCGCGATCTGTTCGCTCCAATGGGCGTCACGCGCCTGTTCAGCGACAGCAACAGCATCGCCGATTATGCCGCGAAACGTTCGCACGGCTGCGAAAGCAAGAACCGCCGCCAGAAATAACAGGAGGGCGAAAATGAGCAGCTGCGAAGACCGCTTGCCAAACCATGCAAATATAATGCCGATCATGGCTGGTCCTCGCGCCGATCGGCGAACAGAGCCTTTGCCTGCGCCCAATAATCGACAGACCCGAAGCCGCGATGGACGCCGAGAACGCCGACGATCAGCGCAACCATGGACGGAACCACAATGGGAGCGATTGCAACGGCCTGCTCGGAGCCAAAGGAGGCGGCGGCAACAAGAATGATGATGACGGTCCAGGCGAGGTAGAAACTGCCCCACAGATAGCGGCGACTGGACGTATAGCCCGGTTCCTTGATCGGCTCGCTCATTCCACGCCCTCCGGCATAAAACGCTGAAGGCCGTTCATCGTCTTCGGCCCGACCAAGCCATCGGCAACCAGACGATGATCGCGCTGGAATGCCTTCACAGCTTGCTCGGTGCCAGGACCAAAAATCCCGTCGATCGACAGATGGTAAAATCCAGCAGCACGAAGCCCGCGCTGGAGATCAGCAATGGAAAGACCGCGCATACCTCGGCGCAACACAGTATCCCCCGGCTGAAAGACGATAGCGTCGGCGCCGATCTCCGCAACAATGTCCTTGGCCTTGGCAAGGTATGCTGCGCGGTCGCTCAAACCGTTCGTGCCGCCGTTGATCCTCCTGGTGAGCGTCACCAGATCGTCACGATCGGCATAAACATTCAGGTTGTGGGTGGACCAGAAGTAAAAGACAGCCCATGCGGCCCACGGCCACGTCGCCACCAGTTCGGGTTTCACCTCAAAATTCGGCGCGTTCGGGGCGTAATGAAGGATCCATTTCGCAAACGCGCGATAGTTCGCGCGCCCTGTCAACTGGAGAGGGCTACGGCCCTTGAAACGCCTGCCATCCCCCGACTGCGTATTGCCAAGATCGGCGCGCCCTTCATAGGCAGCGCCGCTCGCATATTCCTCTATTGCGCAGAAGCCGTCGCTCTCATGCGCCAGTTGGGCGAGAAAATGGGCGATGCGCAGCGGAGTGGTGACTTCGAACCGGACGAGAAATTCCGGCAGCAACGGACCGAAGGCGGCAATAATTGCCTGCTGATCGGCAATCTTCTTGGCAGACACGCGGGGCGCGAGTGCTGCCAGAACCGTATGATTGATATGGGATGCGAGATTGTTGCGAGCGGCGAGCTGGTTCACATTTTTTATCCCGGCGACTTGATCCAAAAGCAAAAGTTGGATCAAATGTGCCAGCCGGAACCCGAAACCGGACGCCTGACAGTGTCAGGCAAATGTTAGAACAAGCTTCCCTGTTTCTGTTTGCGTATACGCTTGCGTGCCCGATAGGCCGAGCGCTCATGCATGCCTGCAGCAAGTGCCGCCTGTGGCGCTGTCATGCCTGCTTCAAGTGCCTTCACGAGCCGTTCGCGTGAAGTGGCATATTTCCCCATCGGGATAGTCAAACGGACACCGCTATTACCGACACAGAAATGTGCGCAGATTTTCTCGGCGGCTTCCTGCCCGACCAGTTCGACCAGCCAGTGGCCTTCTTTCGGTTGCAACGGCAAGTAGACCGTTATGCCGCCCTGCGCACGCACAATTGCCCAGGCAGCTTCCGTTCCGGCTACCTGGGCAATTTCTGCTAACACTTCTGGCAGGCTGGTTCTGGTCATGATCTCCGGTCCGATGGCCAGTTTCGTTTCAGGACGGTGACGACAGTTTCGCCACACAATAAGAGTTTCACTCTTTCGACCTTGACGCTGATTGCCTCCAGCTCCACGCCGTTGGCGGCAAGGCCCGCGATATGCCTGCGGACCACGTCCACGTCGAGACCATGTTCTCGCTCCAGATAGCGAAGTACGGCATGGTCAGTGACGCGGACGCTGTTCGTCATGGCCGTTCGGCCTTCCTGATGCGCCTGCCGAGTTCGTTCATGACAATCTGCCATTCTTTCGGCTTCAGATTGTTCAGGGTCGGTTTGCCGTCATAACCGCAGATCGACCATGCTGTTTCTGAAAGCAACACCCCGTTGGTCTGGCCTGCTTTCGTAAGCATCTGCCATTGCGCCAAAACGATCTGCCCATGAGGCTGGTTCGCCCAATCCGGTACAAACGGGTCTTTTGCCCAACTGACACCGGCTGCACGGTTGAGCCAGCGTTTCAGGCTTTCAATCGCCTTGTATCCGTCTGCCGGATCGTGCAAAAACCGCACATGGTCAAGCTTCGTCTGACGCTTGACGAAGGCAATCAGCGCCTCATCAGAACCGTTGGTGACAACACCAAGATTGTAACCGGCAATCCACAGTGCCTGAAGCTTTGCCGCAAACTTGCCCTCAAGGCGCTTTCGTTTGGCCTTTGAGGGACTTTTAACGGCAGGGTCAAAGCCCTTTTGTTTCAGGTCGTCTATCACCCTGAATTTTTCCGCCTCGGACATTTCCCGCAGCGAAACCTTGCCCGTAACGCGGTGCAACATGCCGCGATAGGTGTCTTCGTCCAGTCCGAGCTGGTTCTTGGCGATGTTGATCATGGCGGTGGCGCTCATGCTGCACCGCCTATCGCCAACGGCTTTTCCGATCCGCTCACCCCTTGGGCAAGGTTCACGTTATCGCCAGCATCCCATCCATTCCATAATGCATCGTCGTAACGGGTCCGATGCTTCTTTCGTTCGATGCTGGACGCGGCAGGGTATCGCTCCGCGAGAGCGTCATGAGCCGCCGCACGGATATCGTCGGATACGGCAGGAGCGAAAATCTCAAGCAAACGTTCCCGCAACCGCCACACCAAACCAACCGTAAAATCAGCAACCGCTTTCCGTTTTGTCGAAAGTGAACGGCGACGGCGATAGAACGTCGAAGCTTTGAACTTCTTCACCTCGTGAGCAATCGCGCGGTTCAATACGGCCAAAAGATAGGTAGCAATCTGCGGGCCAGGAGCCTTCCCGACGAAAGTCACTTCCGTTCTCGGCGGCACCACATAGCTGACTATGATTGATGCGGTGTTCGTGCAGTGAGCAATAACCGGCCAAAGGTCAGCTGCAGGGTTGCGCCCCTTCGTCTTGCTGGTGACGGCCTGTTCGCAGAACTCAATGTCACTTTCGGACAAGCCATATTCCTGCATCAGCTCGGCTGCCTTGGCGGCGGCAGCGAGCGCCTCCGCCTCGGTGCATCCGCGCTCTGTGGTCATCTGGCGCAGGGCGGCGATACGCTTGGCTAAGGTTTCGCGGTTCATGCTTCACCTGTCGGTTCCGAAATGCGCTCAACACGCGTGACCCGATGCTCAAGAACACGGCTGTAGCCGGTGGCTTGAGAACGAGCGAGGTCATCGGTCGTTACGAGCTTGTCACCCACTCCATGTGGCTGTCCCAAATTCACATAATGATTGCCGCTGGCCCACACCCATGCCTGGAATGGACCAGCATCAACGACCTTGCCGATACCGTCACCCAAATCCTCAACATCCCACCAAAGGAAGTCCTGACCGTTATCTTCGAAATGAAAGCGGATCATGCCGCACCTACCTTAGCCCGCTGGCGCTCATGGTCAGCTTCGGCCGCTGCGATCAAGGCATCAAAACCTGCGTCAATATCATCGGTATATATCCAAGTGATGCGCCGGTAGCCGGGTCCGCTGACAAAGGCGCACTCATCAAGATAGCGACGGACTTCCCAATCACAGTAGAACAGATAGCCTTTTTCATTGCCGCACTGGATGGCGTCTAGGAACTCCTCATACGGTGGCAGCTCATCCTGCCCGACAAGCCTTTGCAGGGCCGGAAGCGCTTGAAGAAGAGGATGATCTGCATCGCGATCACTGATGAAGTCGATGAAATCCTCCAGCCATTCAGGAACCCGTTCGGTCATGAGGCCCTGCAATGGGTGAATTGCCAGGACATTCGCCTGGGCGTTGAAAAGGCGATTCTGACGTTCTGTAATTAACATTCGTAATCTTCTCCATCAGATGCGTAAGCGCAGTGGCGATCACGCAGGAGTGCCGCTGTCATGCGCATTTCGGCAAACAGATCATCCAGTTTGGTAATAGTTTCTTCTCTGGTAAAGCGGCCCAAGTCGGAGGAGACAACCGCCGTATCAAGGCCGAGACTGACCGTGATGGTAATTATGGACATAGCCGTGCCTCACGCTTTCGCGATATCGACGGTAACGGCTGTCCAATCATCCTGAACGGAAGCGCGCTCATAGAACCTGACGTATTGTTTGGAATACTGAACGTCGATGGCGTCCTCGATTGCGCGCATAGCGTCTTTCCAACGCTGATCGGAAATGTCGAGCTTGGTCAGCTTCTTGATTTCCTTCAGGTTGATTTTGCCCTCTTTATCGGTATCGAACGCGCGCGTGATGATGGCACGGATTTCCACCCGTGCTCCATCTGTCCATTCATTCAAGCATTCATCAATGAGGCTTTTGGCAACCTGCAATTCAGGGCCAGCAACCTCGAAATCATTGATGCTGACCTTCACCATCATCAGGCCGTCAATGGTCTGGTAGGTGCGATTGCCCTTCACACCACCGGGACGGGCATTGTATTCCTGCTCAAGCACCTCATCCAGACCGTCAAGATCGGTCATGCTGTGCTTACGGAAACGGCTGATCTGCGCAGAGATGTCCTTCGCGTAGCCCATCACTTTGCGGACGGTCTCATCACGAAGCTTGTCGGCGGGTTTAACGAGTTCAAGCGGTATGAGTGCCCCCTTGGCATTAGCCATATATTCCTTGCCAGCAAAAATCACGACGCCTGGGGAGGCAGGTTCGTTGTGAACGTAGAGGGGTGTTTCTTCGGTCATGGGAAATCTCCAATTTGAGGGATGCGCGGGCAACCGCCACGCGCCAGTTGAATGGTTCAGGGCTTGAGGCGTTCGCCGTTGATGTTGAGCAGCACGACATTGGAGCCGGGCCGGGTCGCGTGATCGACAATCGTCGTCACAACCGGATGCGCTTGCATGCATCCGGTGGCACGGTAACGGGCGATCTCATGGCCCATCTGTTGGGCGATCATGCCGTTGAGGAGGAAGAGTTCCGACAGGTTACGAATGTCAGCTGGCCGGAAAAAATAACCCGCGATCTCGTATTGCAGGATATTTTTGCGCGCCTGAAACATGCTCTCGCTCAATTCATACGGATCACGGATCATGGCTTCCTCCCGAAGTCAGGACGCAAAATCTTGCCGTCGCGAGGCACAGGCCGCACCGTCATTGCGGCAGCAGCTTCCGCTTCCATGAAAGCCCGGCCCTGGCGGTCCATTTCCAGACGCCGGAAGCCCGTCAGTTCCAGTTCCATGGCGACCGCCAGTTCTGCGCAAAGCGACAACTTGGCGTAAAGGTCGGGGCAGAGATGAGCGGGAATGGGATTGTCTGCATCGTAACGGCCCAAATCATCCGCAATTGCCCTGAGAGTGCTGGACAATTCGATGCTCATGCCACCAAGTCCTCAACATCGCGGTTTTCCCATGCTTTCTTGACGATGTCGTAGGTCACGGCCATGTCCAGTCCCTGTGCCACCTCACTGGCAAGCCGCATGGTTTTGTCGATCTGGCGTAGCGCGCCACCCTTCATGCCGATACCGAGCAAAAGCTCTATTGTTTTGCTATCGGTCACATCCCATTTCTCGATAAAAGCGAGCAAATCCTCCCGGTGTGGTTTGGAATAACGCAGGCGTTTGCCGATACGGCTCCTCAATTGCGATTGCGAAGGGCCGTTGGGCTTGTCGGCATTGCGCAGGAACCGACCATGAATTTCGTCGTTGCCAATAAGGGCAACGCCGCATTTGTAGACATCAACAAAATGGCGCAGCTGGTCGATTGCCTCGTCCTGAAGGTTCTGTGCCTCATCGACGATAAGCAGCGTCGGCGCACCCGAACGCGACAGGCGGTTGCCGATGGCCCGCGTGAGTTTCGCCGGATTATGCTGGATAACATCAAGCTCGGAGGCGAGATCGACCATCATGCCGTGCACAGTGCGGGTGTGCGGCGACATGGTCACCATGTAAACATGCGGGCGCGTAGCGCGATACTGACGGCAGGTCATCGTCTTGCCGACACCTGCAGGCTGCGTCACCATAACGAGGTCGGGGCCTCTTTGCGCCCATTTCAGCGCCGCCTCAATTTCCACTGACGTCTTGGTCAGAAAAAACGGTGGAGATGACGGTAGCGTGTCCATGTCCGCCGCTTCCTCCAGCGCGTCCAGCCACTGTTGCACAAGCTTGTTCTGCGCGTCGAGACGCCCGTTATACCGGCCGGAAAACCACGCGCTGAAGGTGCTTTCCGGCATGTCGATGCGCTTTGCGGTTTCGATCTTGCTCCATTTGTTGGCAGTCACTACCGGCAAGAGGCGATCAATCAGCACCCACCACGTATCAATGTCCTGTTGAGTGCGGTTGGCGGTCAGCTCAGGCCCCGTCAACGGGCGTTCCCAGGCACCGGCTGCGCGATTGCCTATTGTGTTGCTCACATCTTTCATCTATTAGGTTCCTTGATTGTTTGGACTATCGGGCGGGATTTCTCCCGCCCTTCTTTTTGGAACCGTACTCACTACTTACCGGCTCATGCTTCCCTTGCGGGAACTGGATTACCGTGGGTTCGTCCCCACGAAGCGCGCGGGCAAAGCCGCGCTCGAAATCTTCCTGACTGATTGCATCCGCGACCGCTTCCTCCTTCATCGCAAGATTGCCTCTCGCGATGCGCGTCACCTTCGGACGGACGGGCTTAGGTTCTTCGGTTCGGGCTTTTTCACCCTTGTAGATCAGCTCACCCAACTGCTTTGCGGACAGCTTCTTTTGTGCATCGGCGGTGGCTTTCAGGCCCTTCAGGTAATCGCGGCGGGCACGGGCATGGTTGCGGGCGGCATCCTGATCGAAGAAGCCAGTATCTGCGATACATTCCGCATCGCAGATCAGCGCATTGTTGAGGTCATAGACCTTGATAGAGCCGTGAAGATCATCTGGATCAAAACGGATCGTGATCTTCTTCCCTGCATGTTGCGTCAGAGCGCTATTCCAATATCGGTTGCCCTGATAATGGATTTCGCCATTGCCTTTCTGTGTGCGGATGACCTCGGATGCGAGCAGCCAAAGCGATTTCTGCGCGGCAGTCGGTTGACTGACGATTGCCGTTTCCATGCTGGCCGCAAAGGTCTCGTCAAAGCTGCGACCGGCACAATTTGCCGCCCGGCGCCCCGGCTGCGCATTATGTTCCGCGACCTGCGCCGAAACATGCATGTGCAACTCGGCAAGCGGAATGACGCGCGTGCCATAATTCTCCGGTTTATTCGCCGGGGTATTGCCGGTATAGGCTCCGGCGCTGAATGGGTGCTTGGATATGTTCTCAGCCAGATCGCGCCATGCGCGTTCGATCGGCTTGGACTGGCCTGAAAACGGATTGGTCCAGTGGATTTCGACGCCGAGCGTCGTCAACAGGCCGCGCGGGTCTTCGTCCTTGACCTTGAAGCGATAGCGGTTTTCCGCCCCGCCTGAAATCCATTTCGAGGTGAAAGCGCGACCGTTGTCGAGGACGATCCCTTCCGGGATGCCGAAATTTTCCACCATGTCGCCAATGACGAGGCGAACGGTTTCCTTGTTTTCGCTTTCAGACAGACGCCAGGAGAGGATTTTGCCAGAATAAAGGTCTTGGATACCAAGCAGGAACATGCGCACCGGTTCGTCCGACCATGGCACTTTGACAAACAGGTCGAGCTTGTGGCCGTCCATGTTCACCATCTGCATGGCATGAAGATTTGCGCGGCTGCGGCGCTGTGCTGGATAGAGTGTTTTGGCTTTTTCCTTGCCGTCGCGAGCCAAAGTCTGGACTTCGGCAGGCACTTCCGCATCCAAGCGGCGGCGCAGGGCGCGTTCCGAGGGGATGGGGGCCCATTTCTCTTTCTTCGCCACCTTCACCATGCGCCGGTAACAGGCCGAAAAGCTTGGACGCTCCGGGCGCAGATAATCCGACATGAGAAAATCCCAGGCTTCCTGATGACATACTGCCATTTGCTTGCTGGCGGTCGACGATGGAACAAGCGCAGCAAGCCAGTCAGTGCGGCTGACATGGTGTACCTGGGCGCGCCAGTTGTAGATGGAAGCGCGACTTACCCCGTATTTGCGCACGGCGACCTTAAGCGCGCTTGTCATATCAACAGTCACCCCGGCCCGGAGCAATTCTTCGACAAAAGTGAGGACTTCCAGGCGCTTTTCACACTCGGCTTTAATGTCCTCCGAAAGGGCATTAAAACGCGCCCAAAGCGCCGCTTTCTTTTCGGCCTCGGCATCGCGATCGTCATTGGCGGGTGCGCTGTGCACCACCAGAAGGCGAGTGCGGGCAGACTGTGGCAGAAGATCAATATGATATTCCCATCCGCCGCCACGGCGTTCGGCCTTGCGCGCCTTTCCCTCAATATGTTTCCAGCCCGAATTTTTGGCGAGAAAATCCATGCCTCGTTGTGTCTGTGGCAGCCCGGGCAGCCTGTGCGCCGCCAGTTCGGGGATCGTGAACCATTCCTTCATGGTTGCCCCCGGCGCTTCATATTGACGGGCACCGACATGAGCTTTTTGAGCTTCACCTTCAGTTCCCGTTGCTGCTGCTGGACAGCGGCGATCTCTGCAAGGCGCACCTCATCGCCTTCCAGAAGCGTCAGGCCATCTTCGGAAACCACCATGTCCCAAAGCCAGACCGCGCCGGTAGCCCGCACAAAAGCCTTGAAGCGAACAAGGCTGATATCGTGGGTCGCCCGGCTTTCCGCCGTATAGGCGTCAAGGGCTGCTTTGGTCAGGTTCGGAATGCCGAGATATTGCGCCATGCGAGCCGCAATCACCGGGCGTTCATAAGGGCACTGCCGGATTGCCTCCGACATGGCGCGGCGCAGCTTGGAACGGAACCGCGGCAGATCAATCTGTGACGCAGGTGCACGGACCGGAAACATATCATCCGCAAAGAAATCAAACTGATCGGGATGGAGCTTGCTCATGCCGCATTCTCCTGGGGAATGACCGCGCCGATATGCGCGAGGATGCGTGCTTGCGTTTCAGGGCTGGCGTCATCCCAAAGCTTGACGAAGGTAGAAAAGATAACTGCCTGCCTGTCCGGCGCGACAGCGCGCGGCGTATCGTCAATCAGCTGCAAGGCCCGCTTTATGTCGCCTTCCTCGCGGAAAGCAATCGCAGCACGGCGTTGCATGGCGGGTTCCAGCTTGGCGAGTTTCAGCAATGCAGACTGGTTATCGGCAATATCTGTTCCGCGCACGGCGTCTCGCACGTCCGGGTGGAGATGCTGTGCGATCTTGTTCAAGAATTCGATTGAACGCTTGGAAACACCAAGCCGGTCGGCCACATGCTCGGAAAAACTGACGCCACCAAATAACTGCGAAATGTTTTCGCTGTTTTTTGGGCGACCTCCCAAGGGGTTGATTGCCCCATGCTTCTCTTCCCAAAGCTCCCGATACGATTTCACAAAAGCCGCGCGATCAATCACGGAAAGCTCATTGCGAAACAGGTTTTCGGTGATTTCCTGCAGCGCTGCTTCGGTCTTGTCCGCTTCGACAATCAGAGCGTCGATTTCATCATCACCGTTGATTTCCACGGCGCGCAAACGGTGCGCGCCAGCGATCAGAGTGTATTTTCCGCCCTTGGCATTCGGCGTAAAACGCACCGTAACGGGGTTTAAAAGCCCATGTTCTGTGATCGAAAGGGCAATCGCCTGGGCATGATCTTCCTCGACGGCGCGAAGCCTGTCGGAGACCACAATATCGGCTATGGCAATACGCTTAAACTCGGCCATTATGCTGCTGCCTTCTCAAGTTCTTGTTCAAAAAGGTTCCACGCCAGCGTTGCCATGCGACGGTATGCGTCCTCAAAGGTCACACGCTCAAGGCGACGATCAATGGTGCGGATGGCAAAGGCGATGGAAGTGCGCTTACGCGCCTGCATCATCACGATGCGCCGCTTGGGCACACCGAACCGCGTGGCAAGAATGTGGATGGCGATCTGCCGCGCCAGCATGGCGTCAAACCACTCGTGCGGCGGATCGATGATGTCACGCAGCGCAAGATGCTGAAATCCACCTTGCTGCACCGCCGCATAGCAACATGCAAGCATGGTCTGGAGGCGTTCTTCCTCGGAAAAGGGGTTGAACATGGTTCACCCCGCTATCTGCCGAATCATGGTGGCCGTGACCGCTGCAATAGCGGAAACGATGATCCAAACGACCGGGTAGACCGCGACCATGCGGGTGACGTTGAGGCGCAACCCACAGCAATTTTCCATAGCAATTTTGTCATTGAGTTTCGGCATTGTGTGCCTCTCGTTTTTGAGTGATTGTCTGGACTGTGACGCGGCCGGAACCGGAGATATGACAGCCGGACGGACCTTCCTTGCGAGGGAGTGCTCTTTCCGTCTTGCCGGCTCTGCCGGATGGCAAAGGCTAGGACATTCCCCAACCGGCCGCGTCACGCATCATCACGCAGCGTCCTTGTGGGGAATGGGGGCAGGCTTGCCGCGTGACGATCTGGAAGGGTATTCAGAAACGTGAATGCGATTCCGCTTCTTCGGATAGCGATCGCAAAAGACAACCTCGACCGGAAAGCCCAGCACGTCAGCTATGGCACGTTCGGCGGGTTCGTTGGGGCGGGTCCAGATATTCTTGACCCCAGACAAGGATAGTCCATAGTCCTTGGCTATGCCCGCAAGCGTTTTCTTCTGACGGCGCAGGCGGGAAAGTATCTCGTGACGGTCCCATACAACGGAGTCTGTCATGGGTTTCTCCTCAAGAAGCGGATGTTGGCCCATCCGCTTTTTGTTGGTTCTTTTGGTGCAATTGTTGCCGGTAATTTCCGGCGACCAAGATAGGGATAAGCTAACTTTGGTATTTTGTAAATACCAAAGTTAGCTTATTGGTGAGATTATTGGCTCGACGCGAAATTGAACCGAAAACGCCTCTAGGCGCGCGCATCCGTGATGTTCGACGGCATTTTGGAGACGAGGACCGCGAAATTTTCGCATCTAACTTGAATATCAGCAGAGCAGCATTGGCATATTATGAACGCGGCGAGCGAACGCCTGATGCTGATGTTCTAGCTGCCTACCATGCCCGATACGGAATCAATATAAATTGGCTTATTACAGGCATGGGCACCATGTTTGAGGACACTGCGAAGGCATCAGTGCCTGCCACCAGTCCGTCTATCAATCCGAGTTTGATGCGCAAGTTGGGAGAACTCGTGGATATGACCTTCAGGGAAGAGAGGGGACGAATCCGCGATCTCGATCTCGTTGTTGAAACGGGCAACGCCTACAACGATCTTCGCTCCCTGGTCGATGACCTGACTGATACGGAAGCGATTGAAGAAGCTCTGCCGCTCGTTAAGCGGCGATTAAAAAAGAGGTTGGCCGACACTGCAAACGATCCTGCCAATCGTAAACACTCGGCTTGATTGTTGTGCGCACGCCTAAAGAAGTCGAGCGAACGCGACTCCTCGTCGGGCAGAACGATGAATGAATTCCGGAAAAGTTGCCCCCAACTTTAAAAGCCCCGCACTCGTCTACAGGCCGAAGCGACAGGGTTCAAATATAAAAGACGGTATTCCCCATCTACATCAAAGCGGGCATCATATTGGCTGCCAGAGCTTTTCATTGGCCCATTGAATGGCGGCTACGCTCTTCTATCTTAAAAATCACCATATTTTAGATAGAGAATAAACTAAGGCATTGTTATTAAATGGTATTTCATCTAAAAAACCTAAGATAGAACTGACTTCTATCTTAGGTTTTCCTCTTGCCCGTATTTTCGGTCGATTGGGCAGGCGGCCTTAAAAGGCTTCATTTCGCCATGCTATCAATAAAATCAATGATTTGAGGACGCTTAAAAGGAATTGGGGCGGTTTTTAGCGGCCCTTTTAGCGGTTAGCCTGGTTTCAGCCGTCCAAGGCGACTATTGCTTGATTTCTGGCTAGCCCGGTGTCAAATTCACCTTGTCGCCAATCTCCACTGGCTACTATTTAAACCCTTGAATTGCCGCCGCTTTTCATTTGTTTTCGGATAATTTCAGACATTCCCACAAAATCCAATAACCAGTGTCAAACTACAATGCGATAAGAGAGATTCGTTTGCATAGCGATTAATTGAGAGAATCGCTGAACATCAACATTCGCGCATGACGTGCTTCAGATCGAAACTTGCCGCTTAAGCGGTGAGTTGGAGTTCGTCATGAATACGATTACGCAGCTTTCGCTCCTCAATACCGATGAGCGCCGCGACGATGGTCAAAATCAAACTCAGCCTGCTCCTTTTGATGAGCATCAATCTTCAGACAATGTTCCCGATATCGTACCCTTGCCCGACGCGCCCTTCACTTATGGGGATATCAAAGGGCGCGCTCCTGTCCCTCAACCCACTCAGCCCGTACGAACAATAAAATCCAAGGCCTCTGACAAGCAAATTGCCGTACCTGCTGGATACGATGCACCGTCTACCGAAGACGAAAAGTACTTATCGGTTCGCGTGGTAGCACGCCGATATGGCGTCAGCGTTGCAACGATCTGGCGCTGGTCCAAAGAAGACCAGTCGTTTCCCAAACCGTATATTTTGCGACAAGGTACGACGCGCTGGCGTCTAAGCCAGCTACTTGCCTTCGAAAACCGTTCGAAGGAGTGCTGACATGCCCAGCCTCCGTTCGATCGATCGTAACAGCCGACGTCATAACACCCGAGCAGCAAAATCTCACTGGATTTATTCCACCGATGAGGTGCTGGAGCTTTATGGCATCACGCCCAACACCCTAACAGCCTGGAAGAAGCAGGGGCTTCCGGCAATCCGGGGCGTGACCGATCTTTATCTGGGCCAGGATATGAATGCCTTTCGGGTCTGGTATAGGCGTCATAAAGCACGCCCTCTGACCTTGACGGAGGTATATTGCGTCCACTGTAAACAAGCGCACCAGCTCCAGATCAATTCATATCGAATTGAACAAAATGAGACTGATAGCCCCCACCTGATAGTGGAATGCCCAATTACCGGCGGTGATGCGTATAAATTCATTTCGCCGGGTGAAATTGACCTGATTCAGCGGGAAGCCGATCTCAATTCCAGAAATCAGGAAGCCCACTATAACGTTGATCGACTCGGCTCTAAAACTGCGATTTTTCCGAGCGTTGACGCCAAGACCAAAAATTCCGACAATTTTCTCATACGGCGTGATTACCAAATCTACCTGATGGGCGCTGAAGGGTTTTCCCCAAAAACCGTGATCGCCGCCCTTCGCCATATCGCCCAGTTCGATAATTTCACCGCTCATCACAACTACAGCGCAATTACGCGAGACACCGTCATCACCTTCAAGAGAACGCTTGAAGCAAAGCGATCTGCCGGAACTTCCGACCAGCGCGCGGCTTCAACCATTGTGCACACACTGCTCGATCTGAAAAAATTCTTCCATTGGCTTGAAACAGTCGCCCCAGCCAAGCCGATGCCAAAGGGGCTATCGATATATTTCGCGCCTTCACGAGAATTAAGTGCCCTCGCGGATGTCCGTGAGGAAGACCGGACGACTCCATCCCTTGAACAGGTTCGCACGATGATCCTTGCGATGCCGGCTGAAAACTTCGTGCAAAAGCGAGATCAGGCGTTGCTGGCATTCATGCTCATCAGTGGCGTTCGCATCAGCGCGCTTCTGACGCTTCAGCTCCAGCACATTGATCTGGAAAGACGCAGCATTCGCCAAGATCCTCGCGTCGTAAGAACGAAGAATTCAAAAGCCATGCAAACGGCTTGGTTCCCTGTGGGCGATGACATTGAAGCAATATTCAAAAACTGGATTGTGGGACTTCAAACCATTCATAAAAATCACTCGACGCCTCTTTTTCCAAGAGCCATCGATCCCATTCGACGTGAGAGGTCCCCTGATGAAATCCCGCCCCTTTTGGATCAGGGTACGGTGCGCAAGATTATTAAGCGCGCATGTGCGACCGTGAAACTTCCTTATTTTAATCCGCATGCCATCCGGAGAGCTTTGGCGCTTTTAGGCAACGATCTCTGCAATACAGCGAAACTCAGAAAGGCGTGGAGCCAGAACCTCGGCCATGAACATGTGGCAACAACCGATCACTACTATGCAAAGCTCGATATAGACGAACAGCTTGCCGCCTTCGACGACATTCGAGCCAATGTTCTCCGCCACGATGCCGATGAACTGGTTCGACTGCTTCCTCAGCTTACCGCGAAGCAGATTGCAGCTATCACGCAGGTCGCACGCGGCTATACGGAATCGGACGTGCTGGCATGATCTTTTTTCGCTGTAACTTCCTTCTGATGTATGTTCTGAATCATGCTCCCGTACTTAATTATGTGATTTGGCTCGGCATATGGTTGATATCGAAGCTTTAA